GGCGACGCGCCCCTTGACGACCGGCTGCCTCAGAAAGTCATCCCAGCGCCACATCCGAATCAGATCGCTGTAATGCCCTTCTCCCGGCAAGCCGTTGATCAGCAGGCCGGTGTTAGGCCCCATATAGAGAGTCATGCGGAAACGCCTCCAAGGTCTTCGCCCAAGCGGAAGCCCAGGCCGTGTCGTTCGATGGTGATGTCGTGTTGCTGCCAGGATTGGATGCCGTCGCGGACGCTGCGCAGGACCAGGCGCACGTCCTGGAGCGGGCCGTCAGCGACGTCTTCGGCCAGCGGATAGGACCAGTTACTGGATGTGAGGCCGGCATAGGTGCGCTTCAGCGTCGTGCCGCTGTAGACCTGGAGCGTCACCGTCGCCCCATCTTCGGGCCCGATGTTGCCGACAGTGGTATCGATCAACTGGTCGGCCTGGCCGATGCGGTCGCGCTTCGCCCAGCTCACCGACAGCGCCCCGTAGACCTTCGTCGGGTACGCGCTGCCGTTGATTCGGAACTGGCCGGGCGGATACGGCTTGCCCTGGCGCCCGGTCAGAGTGAGGCTGTCGGTGGCGGCCAGCGCCGGGGCGAGCTGGCCCTCGCTGGTGTTGGTCAGCAGCCGGGCCTGGAGCGTCACGCCCTGGCTGTATACCGTCTCGTCCACCGCTTCGAACGTGTCGTAGAACCAGACCCGAGCCCCGGCCAGATGCTTGGCTGGTACGGTATCGGCGCAGCCGCGCGCGAGGGTGACCGCGCCGCTGGCGTAGTTGACCGCATCGACCCGGACTATCTCGTCGTCCACCGCAGCCGCCTGGCCGACAGTGACGTCCTCCAGCCGACTGGCGTTCGTCAGCGTGACCACGCTCGGGCCGGCCGCCAGCGGCAGCTCGGCGGCGAGTAGTCCGGTCGGGCACCAGTCGCCGGTTCCGCGATCAACGAACGCGCCAGAGCTGCCGACGCGGTCGGTCAGTGTGTAGCTCTGCGACAGGCTGGTCGGCGCCTCGGCCAGCGCGGCCAGGTAGGACGCGCTCACGTCCAGGAGCTGGAGATTCGCCGGATCGATCACGCCGGCCAGCTCGCGATATGGCGCCTCGATCAGACGCCGCACGGTGACCGCCCGAGGCGTCCGGTCGGGCGGGGTCCAGCCCGGTGGCGGTGGTGCCACGCCGGTAGTCGCCGGCAGATTGAACTGGTCCTGGACGACGGTCAGGGTGATCTTGCCGTCGCCGAGGAAGTTGTCCTCGATCCGGCCGACCCGGACGACGGTTTCAGGGATGCCGCGCCGGGTCGAACGGATGCGGAACGGCTGGCCTGGGTTCAGGCTACGGGCACGGCGGTCGAATACGCCCTTATAGCGCTTCAGGCCGGTGGTCTTCAGACGCATTTCCCGCTCACCGACTCGCCCGGCCAGCTCGCCAGTCGGCACGCCCAGGAACTCGACTTCCTCGGACGACCGCCGCCCCTGCGACGCGGCGACCGCGTTGTTGTTGACGATGACTTGGCGCTGCGCACCGTCGGTCTGGTCGATGTACTTCACGATAAGCTGGCTCGGCGCGAGCGACGTCGAGCCGGTCTTCTCCTGGGTGATCTCCAGGAGGCCGCTGTCTTCGTCGAACAGCGGCAGGTCAGCAACGTTGTAGTCGTCACGCAGGAGCCGGATGCTGATCTGCCCAGTCTGGCGGTTCGGGTAGACCTCGGCTCCGATATGCGATTTCACCGTCTCGCAGAAGTTGGCGAACGTGTCGGACCTGGTCCATTCAAAGCACAGCCCGAAACCCTCGGCATACAGCTTGTCGGCAGCGACCCGCCAGCTCGCCTCGTCCATCCGCGTGCGGGCCAGCCCCCGGAAGTCCCGGCCGGTGTAGACGAGATAAAGGATGTGCGCCGGGTTCATCGCTTTGATCTGACCGTCCGCGAGCCAGATAAATTGCTTTTCGGGATACCAGGGGTTGCCGTCCCACAGGCGGTTCCCGCCTCGACGCAGAATTTCCCAGGTCTTCGGGTAGGGGTTCATCGCGGTGACCAGGCCGGAATAGAACCCAGTGGTTACGCCACGGAACGCCGGCACCAGACCGCCGAGCATGGCCGCCAAGCGCGGAAGGACGCCCTGGTCCTCTTCGCCAAACAGAACATCGAGCGTTCCGTCGAGGCCGCCTTCGCCCTTGTCACCACCGAACAGCTCAGGCGCATTGATGCGGACCTGTCCGTTGCTGGTGATCGACCCTTTCCACGCGGTTTTGCCACTCGCCCGGATTGCACAAACTTCATCGACTTTCTTGCCCAGAGCGAAATGGATGTCGAAGTAGTAGCGGAACCCGACCGTCTGTGCCTTCGGTTTAGCGCCCATTCGCGATCTCCTGGCGTGCATGTTCAACCAATTTGAGCGCGAGCGCGTCGCCGGTCGCGACCAGCACGTCGGCCTCGATGCCGTCCCGTAGGAAAGTCATCCAATCCAGTCCATGGCGCTTGAAGAAGTCCCGCGCCTGCCGGTGGCAGTAACCCTGCCGAGTGGTCCAGGTCGGCACGGTATGCAGGTGCTGAGCCGTAACGATCATTTCTTGCTCCCTTTGGTCTTGATCGCCTTCGTTCGGTAGTTGCCCACGGTCAGCACCATCCAGCTCTTCGACCAGCACTGACCGAAGACGGCGACCTGTTCGTCGCCCTCGTCACAGCGCGGGAAATCGATGTCTTCAAAGGCGGTCGGCTTGGGCTTCTGCGGCTTCGGCGCCAAGACCTTGGATAGGATGAACGACGCCGCCAGGATGACGAGGTTGATTGTGATCGGGTCCATTGCCTACCTCACCAGACCTGGTCGCCATCGAACGGCGACTTGCCTTGCATCGCGTTAAACCCCCTGAAGTTGGGGAGGTTGCTGAATTTGTCGTCGCAGGTCTGCGCGAGCCCGTCGCAACCCGGATAAACCCGCAGTTGGCCACCTGCCGGAATGCCCTCGGTGCCGCCCAGGATGTAAAGATCGGGTCCGGCGTGCCGCTCGATGTAGCGGCTATCGTAGTTGTCGCCGTCCACTTGCCACTCGACATAGCCCCCGGTAAACCAGCCATCGGCATAGCCGGCGACCACGCCGCTGGAGATCACCCAGCCGCTGATGCTCTGCGGCGTCAGCGTCACGCGATACGGAACGAGGTTGACCTTGCAGCGATGGTCGCCAACGACTGCCGTGCAGGTGCGGCAGTAGGTGTCGATCAAGCCGGGCTGATCCATCAGCTCATCTTCCGACACGCACGTTATGCGGCAGCTATCCACGGTCGGCCAGTCCACATCGCCAATCTGACCCACCCATGAAACCGCTGCCTCGGCATCGCCGTAGTGCATGTCGTAGACGACCAGGTCGATGGCACCGCTCGGCGACCGGGTCTTGTACAGCAGCGCGACATCGAGGTCGGCCGGCGCGGTGATGACGAACTGGTCGGACTGCGGATCGCCGGAACAGATGATCCCGTTGTCGGTGATGCCGCCCTGGACCGTGCGGAAAATCTGGTTCTGGTAGGTGATGTCCCGGTCGCTGCTGTTGTAGCTCCAGCGGATCGCGCCACGGCTGAACTGGTACAGCCGCACCGGCTGCCCATCCGCGAGCGAGCTTTCGCGGCTGTTAAAACTCATCGTCACGAACCCCTTTGAAAGTCAGCGCGGCGGTTGCGACGCCCTCGCTATCGGTGACGTGCTCGATCTCGATCACGTCGCTGGCGGCGCTACAGAGCGCCATGAAACAGATGCGCGCTACATCTGTCGGCTCGACCAGGCGGCCCAGGGCGGCGTCGATGGCCAAGCGCTCGGTGTCGGCGTCCAGCTCGGTGCTGGTGAGAATGCGGCGGTGATAGACGGTGCCGTCGTACAGCTCGATGCGGATATCGCGACGACCCGGTCGCCCATTGGCGAAACGGGCATAGCCGATATTGCGCACGTCCAGCGCGGTGGACAGCTGCGAGACGGTGGCGACCAGAGTCAGGTCGTCGGCGTGGGTCGGCACCCATAGCGGCTTCTGCTGGCCGCGCAGCGCATAGACCAGGCTACGGAACGCCGACCGCTCGGCTCGGCCCATGCCGATCCACCGATGGCCGATGACGGGCAGCGCCATCCCGGCGACGTCGGTCACGCGGGGAATGGCGCTGCCGTTGTCCAGGGTGGACAGCAGGCGCTGATAGTTAGAGGTGAGGTCTTCGCTTTCGTCCGGGCGCTGCTCCAGCACTGGCCGCCCCCTGTAGGTCGTCGCCGGCATTACCTCGGGCCAGGCGCTGGGCTCCATCACCAGGAACGACACCCGCGCAGACTGTGCGGTATCGGTCAGCCGGGTCAGCGTGGGCTGTTCGGTCAGCTGCGCGGTGCGTACCGGGTACAGTCGCGAGCCAGTTACCCAGGTGGCCTGGACGGGGCGGACCAGGTCCAGGCCGGCGACGGTCACCGCCTTGACCTCGACGACCTCATAGTTGAAGGCGTCCTCGCCGCGCAGCATCGCTAGACCGCCGTCGCGGAAGTCGAGGCCGACCGTGTCGCACGGAATGCTCAGCGAGCCGGCCGCCAGCGGCTGCTGGAGCAGCTGGATATCAGACCAGATCGGCAGCGCCCAAATGCGCGCGCCCCAGCCGAACAGCGTCATGTCCAGCAGCTGCCGCTCGCGGTCCACCGCGTACATGTTCGCTTCGAACTCCCGGCGCGGCGCCAGGCGCATGGCTCGGCGCTGGGTCACGGCCGATTCGCTTTGCAGAATATTTGTCGAGGCGCTGAGGCGCTCGACGATGCTGTCGCCCCAGTCCGGGGCGAACGTCCAGGCGATGATCCGATTGCCGGTGATGACCAGCACCAGGTCCGGCTCGCCCTGGAGCTTCCAGACGACCCGGGCATTGACTACGGGCGGACCGTCGGTGCCGATGCTGACCGTCCAGGTGCGTTCCTCCAGCGCGGCAAAACCCAGCGGCGGCGACGCTTGGCCAGACAGCGTGATGCCGTCTGCGGCTTCGCGGTCGATAGCGGTCAGCGTGCGCGGACTGAAATATGCGTTCCAGACTGATGCCGGTCGTATCTGGGTGCTGACGACGTTGCCCAGTTCCATTGCGGTCGGAATCAACCAGAGGCGGTTGTAGTAGTTCTCTTCCAGAGCGCTTTGGTGGACAGCCTGGTAGGTCGAATGGATCACCTCTACCGGCTGATGCGCCCCATAGGCACCGGCCCAGGTCGAGGCCGCGACCGCTGCAAGGCTGATGTCCTGGTTCAGCTCCAGGGCGTCGATATTCGGCGTGATGCCAGCAACGATCCCCTCCACAGGCTTCGGCACCTGGAACCCCGGAAACGTCGCCATCACTCGACCACCCGGAAGCAATAGCCGACCCAGGCGCTGGTGCTGTCGAAGTCGGTAGCGGTTCCGCGTTGGAGCAACGGATAGACGCGCCAAGTGTCGCTACCGACGACAAGCGGATCACCAGGCGCGAGGAAGGCCATGTTGCATATGCCAAAGTCCGGCACTTCGCCCACGTAGCGCGAGCGCTGCTGAGCGCCGAACGCATAGATGGCGCACGGCACAGTGGTGGTCGAGCTGTTCAGCTCGTTTGCGCTGGCGTCGATCAGTCCGACGTCAGGATGGTACTGACTTCTGTAGTTTCCACGGCCTGGCCCGATGACCCGCCGGGGGATGTTCGTCGTGTAGTCGAATGGCAGCCAGTCGGGCGAGGGGCCGCCATCCAGGCCATCCACACGCAGTACGCAACCACCGTCGCTATAGCGAACGTGGTAGCCATCGAACGGATGACAAGACCAGTTTGAGGTCAGCATCTGGCCTGCCTGATAGATTACGGAGCCGCATACATACTGGCCGCCGCTGTATTCGACCCCGCGCTTGTTGAGAGAGCCAATCATCACCGGCCGGAACTGACCTGCCGCGATCTCGACGTGCAGGTGCAGATAGGCCGCCGTGGCAAACAGGTGGTAGCGCGTGAACGGCCCACCGCTCAGCTGTGCGACGGTCGGCCCCTTCGACGAATAAGGGTTGTTCTGCACCGAGTTACCGGGCTGCGCGTTCCACGCCAGCCCGTTGTCGAACCCCGTATTGCCCGCGATCTGAAACTGATTGGCTCCGGCATTGAATGACCAGTACCCATCAGCGTTGTGACAGAGCCATTCCGATGCCGACGCGCGGTCGGTGACCCAGCCGAGCGACTCGGCGTGGACGCGCACCTTGGCGAGCAGGTCGGCCGGGCTGTTCGCTGCTCCTGTGAAATAGGCCATGTCAGTCCTTCCTGATTGCGTAGAGCCAGGGGTTGCCCGAGCGCCAGGCGGTTTGGAAAACAACGTGGTCCACTCCGTCCTCGACAATCACGTCCTCGGCGCCCGAGTTGAGCGTTGGCACGTAGAAAGCGCCGTCGAAGTCGCCCAGGTTTCGGCGACCCTCGGTTTCGCGGGTGACGAACGACAGCGCCTTGAGCGGGAACTTCCCGAACGAATCCCGCAGTTGTTTGACCACGGTGTCACTGCTGCCCGCATAACGGCCGCAGCCCAGCGGGAGGAGCGTCCGATTGTTGTAGTCGGACTCGTTGGCAGCCCCTCCGTCTACAGTGAAACCGAGCCAGCGCCCGGCGGGATCGCGGAGATAGCAGCTACGCTCATAGGGGCTGCTGATGCCCCTGTGCCGGTCGGTGACGTCGGACCAGCGCACAGCGACGTCCCCGCGATACGACCCCACGACAGCCAGCGGATACGGGAACTGCGACGGCGGGCACGGCGGTAGGATGAAGCCAGCGCCGGCCGACTCGTAGATCGTCGAGACTTTCACGACGATCCAGAACCTGCGGCCGTTGGCGAAGAACCAGTACGGCATGGGCTGGTTCCACGCGAGCAACTGCACCCGCGGGCTGTAGTTGGCAAACGCGGTCCAGTAGTCACCACCGGGCGGGATTGCCCCAGCATTGAACGCTGTGCCGCCCATCAGGCGCAGGTTGTAGTAGTCCAGTGCCGTATCGCCGTAGCTTTGAATCCCCATGTAGATGCTATCGGTGCCGCCCAGCCCAGGTGCGCGCAGGGTCACCTGGCGCACGGCTATCGCAGTGCCGGACGCGGGGATGGTGTTGTCGAAAACCTTCTCGTAGGCCTGCCCAGCTGCGACCAGGTCCGGGCTCGCGGTGAGGAACTGGACCAGGCGCTCGACCAGGTCGGCGTGGTTGACGGCGGTGCCGAATTCGGTGGCCATGGGACTCCTAGATAATCTGCTTGACGGCCTGGCGGTTCTTGTTCAGCCAGACCAGGAAGTGTTCGCCGCCTTTGCCGGCCCACATGTCGGCCGCCATCTGATCCGTGTCCTGAACGGCGTGCAGGTAGATCGAGTTGGCGACCGAGGTACTGAAGTTCTTGGATGGCTCCTGCAGGCGCGAAGCAGAAAGGCCCGGAGCAGGCATTGCGGGCGCGGGGATGGTGGCTATTCCGCCCGTCGCGTGGCGCACAGCGCCGGACCAGTCATGCAGCGCAGCCCAACCACGCTTGTTGATGTCCAGGAGCAGCGGGGTCATGCCCGGCTGGGTTGCGGCCGCGGCCCTGATGACGACTTCCTGATCCGAAAGCCAGGCTGGAATGCTGTCGCTTGTTGGAGTCCCAGGGCCGCGGACCTGGCCGCCCTCGGCGAACCCGAACATGCTTGTGATCGAGGACCACCACCCGCTACCACCGGCAGCCGCACCTGCCGCACCGGCACCACTGGCAGCGGCACCAGCACCTGCGAGTCCATTCGCGGCCGCAAGACTGGCTGCTGCTCCCTGAATGGCAGCCGCACCAGCCACCAGAGTTCCGCCTGCGGTGGAAAGCGCTCCTGCGGCGGAGGTGACAGCAGCAGCTCCCGTTACCATGCTGGTGTCTTGCTCACCTTGGCCGAACAGACTCATGAGCCCTGCTGTAGCCTTCTGGGCCAGCTGCTGCGCGGCAACGTCGGCCAGCGATCGGCTGACCGCCTGCAGGAACGAAACCGCGGCCTCCTGCAGCGACAAGGTGCCATCGGCGAGACCGCGCAGCGCATCCTGCATGCCATTCTCGATACCGGATCGCAGAGCCAAAGTGAGCTGGTCGGCGGCCACGCGGGTGTTTTCGAGCTGCTGGCGGAGATCCTTCACGCGCTCGATCGCTGCCGGATCGCCAGTTGCCTTGGCCAGCTCTTCCATGCGAGGCACAAGTTGCTCTACCTCGTCGGCGGTGGACCGATGCAGGTCTAGCAGTTGCTGCCGCGCGGCCAGTTCGCTGACGAGACCGGCCTGCTGGGCGGCCTGAATACTCGACTCCTGCCGAGACTGCTCGCCGAAGATCCGGTCGACCTGGTCCTGGAGCTGCTGCAGCTCAGCCTTGGCCTTCTCGATTCCCATCAGCTTGCTGACCAGGCCGGCGCCTTCGGTGTCACCCGTGGCGAGCAGACGCTTCTGCAGGTCGCCGTACTTCTTCTCGATCTCGGCGCCGGCCGCTTCGACGGTTTGGCCGGTGGCCCGAAGGTAGTCCAGGTTGAGTTGCTTCAGGGTTGTGGCGTCTTTCTTTGCCTGTTCGTCGGCCTTCTTCTGCTTTTCTGCCGCGTCCAGGGTCGCCCAGGCGGCGCGAGCACGGGCTTCCAGGGCCCCTGTCAGATTGCGTTGGTCAAGCTCGTACTCACGCAACGCAGCCCGACCCTTGCCGTAGGTCGCCGCTTCCTTCTCCAACTGCTTGACCCAGTCTTCGTTCTGTTTGGCCAGGCGCGCAGCGGCCTTGTCTTCGCCGCCTGATGGCGTGAAGGGTGTCTTGGTGGTGGGGCCTGTGCCGGTGACTGTAGTCGCGGGTAGCGCCGCGACCTGGCCGGCACCGTTCAGGACTGCGTCACGCTGGTCCTGCCATTGCTGGATCTGCGCTTGTGCCTTGCTGAGTGCTTCTTCGTATCGCTGGATGCGCTTCTGGTCGTTCTTCTCGTAGGCCTCGTCGAGCGCGGACTGAACCCTTGCCATGTACTCGGTTTCCCGAGCGATGGCATCGTCCAACCGCGGTACGTCATCACCGGCGGGACCGTTCACGCGCGCCGCAATCTCCTCCGCGACGAACTTGGTGACGTTGACGACGCCCGCAGCCCCCTTGGCCGCATAACCGATGGCAGTACCCAGGCCCTTGATCAGGAGATTCAGGCCCTCCACCACCGCCGGATCTTTCAGCACATCACGCAGGTCTCGCACAGCCTGAGTGAAGGTGTCGATGAACCCCGACTCGCCCGCCTGGATCTTCAGGTCAGTGAATGCGTTCTCCAGACGGTTGAGTTCGGCCTGCAAGCCGGTGGCCGCTTTCTGTGAGGCTGGCCCATAAGCTTCCTGCAGGGCAGCGCCGAACCGCGGCAGAAACTCGGCCGCCGGGATCATGCCCTTTTCCAGCCACTCGCTGAGCTGCTTTGTGTTGGTGCCCAGGGCCTTGGCGGCAAGCGAAAACGCGCCGGGAACGCGCTGGCCGAGCTGCAGAACTAGCTCCTGGGTCTGGACCTTGCCCTTGCTGACCATCTGCTCCAGGGCGAGCAGGATGCCGTTGGTTTCCTGGCGGGTGAGGTGCAGCGCAGTGGTGGCCGAGGCGACGCCTTCGAAGATCGTGCGCAAGGAACTGCCCAGCTCTGGGGTTTCTTTCGCGGCCGCCACCAGGCGGGAATAGGCCTGGCTGGTGTTGAGCAGCTCCAGGCCCAGCCGTTCGGAGATCTCGCGGACGTACTCCAGCTCCTGCCTCGCCTTCGCCGCCGACCCCGTAGCTGCCTCCATGGTGTACAACGCCTGCTGCCACTGCAGGTTGGTGTTGACGATTTCCTTGGAGAAAGAGGCCAGGCCGTAACCGGCGATGCCGGCGAACAGCAGCCCCTGGACCCGTCGAATTGCAGCCCCCATGCCATTGAGCGCCAGGGTCGAGGCCTTGGCCTCGTTACCCACTCCAGTGAGCACGTCACGCTGGGCCTTGATCCTGTTCAGCGCGCTGGCATAAGCATTGGCCTCAACACGGCCCGCCCGGAAATGCTCAGTCAACTGCCGCTCCTGCTCGGCCAGGCGAGCGAGAGAGCGCTGAGTCGGATCGATGGCACCCAGCAACTTACGTGCGGCCGCATCCTGCTTGGCTGTTTCAGCAGCAGCCTTGGCTGCCGCCTCGGCAGCGCGTTGCTCGGTCGCCGCCTGCTGGACGCGAGCACGCTCGGCATTGTGATAGGCGTTCATGGCGGTGGACTGCGCTTGAGCGCTATCGCGCCAGGCAGTGTTCCCCGCTTGCACAGCAGCATTGAGGCGCTGCGTACTGGCTGCCGCAGCATCCTGGGCCGATTGTTGTTGCAGCGAGGCCGCCACCATGGCCCTGATGCGGGCCGTCTGCTGATCGGCGGACTCGCCGACGCTGCTCAGCTTACGGCCAGCTTGTTCGGCCTTATCGCCCACCGCTTGCACGGATTCGCTCACCTGGTCGAGAGCAGCTTTGCCCTGGGCGAGATCGGCGCGTAGCCGTAGGGCGAGTTCGAGTTCTTTGTTGGCCATGAGGAGGACTGCGGCAATGGGGGTGCCGCAATCCTCGCGCGCGCGTGAGCCGGGAGCTTTTCGACTGGCCGAAAATCAGGTCAGAAAAGGCCTGCAGGTTCTGCTGATAGATCCCAGGAAAAGATCAGCACTTCCCGCGCTGCCGAACCTTGGCCGCCTCCGACCGTGTAGGTGATGTCGGTCGACTCGATGTGGAAAGAGGCGAAGCACTCCCGGATCTCGGGGTGGTCGTTCAGGCTGATGATGGCCTTGCCCTTGAGTTGGCGGAGCATCACTGCCATCTCCTGGTATTGCTCGAAGCCGAATGGCACGCCATAGCCCTCCGTCTCCCAGTACGGCGGGTCCATATAAAAGAGGGTGTGCTCTCGATCATAGCGCCGGAGGCAGTCCTGCCAGCTGAGGTGCTCGATATAGGTATTGCTCAGCCGCAGGTGAGCCGCCGACAGTGCTTCTTCCAGGCGCAACAGGTTGAGCCCAGGCGGTGAGGTGGTGGCGGTTCCGTAGCTCTGGCCATCGACCCGGCCGCCGAACGCGCTCTGCTGCAGGTAGTAAAAGCGCGCGGCGCGCTGGATGTCGGTCAGCGTTTCCGGCCGGGTCTCCTGCAGCCACTTGAAGACCTGGCGAGAGCTGAGCGCCCATTTGAACTGGCGGACGAACTCTTCCAGATGATGCTGAACGACGCGGTACAGGTTGACCAGGTCGCCGTTGATGTCGTTGAGCACTTCCACATCCGCCGGCACCGGCCGTAGGAAGAACAGTGCCGCCCCACCTGCGAAAGGCTCGACATAGCAGGAGTGGCGTGGGAAAAGCGGGAAGATGCGGTCAGCGAGGCGGCGCTTTCCCCCTATCCAGGGGATGATGGGCTGGGCGGACATGAGGTCTCCGGGCAAGCGCTCGATGGCGCGTTCAGGAGGCTCTCGGCCCTCAGATGGTTAATCGCCCCGCAGCGGGGGCATTTGATCTGCAATTCGTCGTAACGGCCCGCGCGGGCCAGCAGGCGGTGACATCCGCCACATCGCACGTCTTTCACTCTCGGCAACACCTTTTCCAATCTGCTAGGCTCGCCCGTGCTCACGTGAGCGGGAGGGCCTTGGCTGGGCTGGCACTGCGTTGCCTGTTCGGCACCAGGTACTGGAGTTGCCGCTCCAGCACCTGGTGCCCTTCCTTACTTCAGCAGATCCTGCAGCTCTTTCAGATGCCGCTTTGCTTCCTCTCCCCCGGCGAATGCCAGGTTGATGCTGATGAAGTCCTGCTCGCGCTTCTTCAACTGACGGCGCTGTTCGGCTTCATGGAGCAGCAGGATCTGCCGCTCGGTCATGCGCCCGATGTCGGCGATGCCGCCGTAGCCTCCGGCGATGAGGCTGGCATAGGTGTCGGCCCAGCGTGACTGCTGAGTTCGGCGCGCTCGGCGGAGATCCGGTCCATCACCTCGCCGACAAAGAAAGGGCCATTGACGATCCACCAGAGGAACATCAAGTTCTTGCCAGGCCGTGCCGGCAACTCCTCGATCCATTCCAGCTCGACATCTGCCGCCTGGGCAATCAACTGGACGACCAGCGAGTGGTGGGAAGCCAAGACGTCAATGATCCGATCCAGCGGCGGCAAGCCTCGATCATTGACCACCATGGCGTGCAGATCGTCGAGGAACGGCTGCATCGTGGCTCGCAGCTTCAGCCCCTCGACAAACCCATACTCGCGCATCGTGACCGTTCGCCCATGGATCTCCACCGTGCGATCGGGGTGCAGGATCTCCAGGTCATCCGCCCCCGGCTCCTGGCCGGAAGCGGATGAGTCACGGGGCGCCCTGGGCTTTGCCACCTTACGGCCCATGCTCAGGCCGCCTTTTTGGTGATCATGCGGCCATAACCGCCCAGGTTGGCGTCCTTGGCGTTGAGCGCATCGAATAGCACCGCGCCGGTGAGCGGCAGGTTGCCGTATTCATCGTGGATCAGCGACAGGTCGCCGACCGGATTGAACTTGCAGCGGTACAGGTCGACCAGGACCGGCTCGTTGGTCTCGGTGTTGATCCCATCCAGGTAGAGCCAGCGCTCCGGCGGACGGCTGGTGAAGATCGTCAGGCTGGTGGCGTCGGCGTACTGGTAGGCCGCCGTGACAGGGTCGGTCTGCGCTTTCAGGATCTCCAGCAAGCCACCGGCTGCGGATTCGATGCGGTAGTCGGTGCCCAGCACCAGGGGTGCCGAGTTCGCGGTCAATACCACGTCGTCGACCAGCGGGCGGTCGAGGCGGATGAAGTCTCCGGCCGCCAGGGTGGCGGGCAGCGGTTCGGCGGTGACCGTGGTGCCGGTGATGTCGATCTGGGTGGCGTAGAGCCCCAGTGCCAGGTTCTGCGGCAGCCATTCGTCCAAGGTGATGTTGAGCGTGGCGGTCTTGCCACGATCGAGCAGCCCGATCTGCAGACGGTTGCCCGAGTAGCTCTCCGTCTTGGGGGTGGTCTCGGTGGCCAGTTGCAGCGTCACCGTCGGGGCGTTGCCGACCCAGACCGGTTTCTCGTACTTGCCCGTTGCCGATCGGTTGGCGAGCCAGACTTTGCCCTGCAGGGAAATCAGTGACATGGGGTTACTCCTGGGCCTTCGCGGCCGACGGGTTGACAGGCTCCGCCACCTTGCCGTGGCGGATCAGAAACTCTTTTTCCGTAGCGCTGACCTCGATCTTGCTGCCTTTGGTTTTCGGCTCGCCGGCATGGGTGTGATCCGCGATCAAGGTGACGACCTCGCGTTTGGCGGGCGAGATGTCGGTGGACTTGGTGCTCATGAGGGTCTCCCGATGGCATGTTGGGTCTGATAGAGGTCAGTCCAGATCAAGACAGAGGCGTCGTAATCCACCACCTGCCCCTGGACCAGTTGGCAGTCGCGGGCGCCGGACAGGCCGGGTGGGGTCCATCCGATCAGGGCCTGACGAACCTGGTCGAGCACCGGGCGCAGGTCGTCCGCCGCGCTGACTCCCTTGTTGTCGCGGTAGCTACGCACCGCGAGGGTGACGATGAAATGCACGGTCACCATCTGTCGGGTCGCTCCGCCAGCATGGCCGGCGGGCTTGGGCGAGAGCGTCTCCTGGGCCAGCAGCACATAGGCCGCTGGCGTGCGGAAATCGCGCAACTGGGTGATCGTGCCGAGTTCGGCGGCACCGCCGATGTGCTTCAGCACCTTGGCCTGGTCACGCAGACGATCGATCACCAGGTTGTGATCGAAGGGTGCGCAGAGCCCTTCGGCCATCTCAGTAGTCCTTCAGGGTGTCGTGGCTGAAGGTGCGAGCGGGCGCCAGTACCTGCGGAACCCCACCGCCTGGCGGGGTCAGCGGGTCATCCGGCCCGAGGCTGAACTTGCCCTCGGCGATGAGCTGCAGGAATTTCAGGGCGTCGCGATAGTCCCGCACGATGGGATCTTTCTCTGCGCCTGGCCCCAGGCGGTCCTGGTGCAACAGGTAGCGAGCGATGGCCCTGGTCCACCCGGTGACAACCCCGTAACGCTTGGCCAGTGGCAGACTGTAGCCCCGGCGCTGGAGGAAGCCGTCGATGTAGCCTTGGGCATCGCTGACCGCGCTGTTGATCACCTCCACCGTGGCATCGCCGACTTCGATCTCTTCTGGCGTCCAGCGATCTACCGGCAATCCACGCAGCAAGGCATCGAGCAGCTCGGTGTCGACCGCTTGGAGAGGCCGAGGTGTAGCCGCTTGCGACAACTCCTCGGCTCCAGGCCGTTCGGCCAGCTCCGGCAGCGTGATGTACACAGCCACCTCAGCAGCCCTCGGGCTGAGCGATGGCGCGCACCAGGGCCATGACACCCGTCTGGATGTCAGTCTTGGCGATCTCAGCCCAGCGGCGGGGTTCTGCCTTCAGGAAGCGGCTGAACTCCTCTGTTGGCCCCTCGACAGCCAAGGTGCACTGGCACTTCACTAGGTAGGCAGAGACTTCGCGTTGAAGCTCCAGCAGCTCAGTCCCCTTGGCCTTGACACGGTTCATCAGGTCGATGTCGTCCTGAGTCAACTCGCGATAGCCGCTGATCTTGCGATGTTGGTTATCCATTACTGCATCTCCGCCCTGACCGCCCCAAGCGACAACAACTGAGCAGCCTGAGTGCTATCCAGGTAGATCGGATCACCGTGGGTGTACGTTTCCCCGTTGTGGTCCAGGCGCTCGCGCTGCACGATGAAGCGGTCCTTGAGGCCGGCGGCCCAGTCCACCCCGATAGTCCGGCCCAACTCGCCGCCGCGCGACTGAATCGCCAGTTCGTAGCAGGCTGCAGCCAGCGCTTCGAGATCCTCCTGGACCAGATCTTCCAGATAGGCCAGCGAACCGTCGCTGAGCAGCACCTGGTAGCGCCCGGCCTCGTCGGCGATCCGCAAAGGCGATTCCGCCGCTTCGGGATTGACCACCCCATCTTCATCGGCGGCCGGCACGACCACCTTCTGCGCCTGAATGGCAGCGACGAGCTGCTCGACCGGCAGCGTGGCGGCGTCCTGGATCTCCAGGTCGGCACCGATCTGCCGCAGTTCCGCTTCCGGCAGTTCGGCGAGCGGAACAACAGCGCCGTCCTGGAGTTGAACGCCGGCCAGTTGGCCGTCGATCAGGTTCTCCTCCACCGGCGGCTGTGCGCCGGTATTGGCAGGTGAGGCAGGTGCAGCTGCTTTGACCTTGTCATTACTGGGTTTGCGGGCCATGAGCACAGACTCCTAAGCCGCGACGGCGTTTTCGAAGAAGAAGCCGAGGTCCGGTGCGGTGACCAGTTCCTTGACCGACTCACCGACACGGACGCGCTGGCCACCGCGCAGGCCGATGTTCGGGTCGGGGATCGAGCCGGACACGCGATCACCCCACTGTGCGGTCAGGCCGAAGGTGGTGCCGTTGCGGGTGTCGGCCAGGCGATCGCGATAGATGAAGGACGCGTGCGGCCCCCACGCGCGGATCAGGTTCGGGTTCTGCCCCGGCCGAGCGATGTTCAGCCGTGCTTCGCCGACGTAGATCGCGTCCAGTTCCAGCAGCTCCTGCAGGAAGGCCATCGGCACCATGCCCTCGTCGCCGAGTGAGCCGTTATATGCCTTCACGATCTTCGGGTGACGGCGCAGGATGGTGGCGGTGCGACGGCCCAGCACGCCGATGTTCGGGCGCAGAATGACGCTATCCAGCGCATCGGTGATCATCGGCAGCGGGTTGCTGGTCGGGTCACTCCACTGATCGGTACCGGACAGGGTGGTCTTGTTGCCCGCAGCGTAGCTATTGGGGCTGAAGACAAGCCTGGAGGTCCGGGCTTCGCGATCGAGCAGGATCAGGTTGGTGGTTTGCTCGGTCGCGTGGCCCAGGGGGTTGTAGTTCGTCGGTGCGTTGTCGATATCCGCCTGCGGCACCGGCGCGTCCAGGCCGTGGTCTTCGGTGCTGCCGGTTTCGTCGGTGGCGCTGAACTCTACTTCGTTCGGCTTGGACTTGCGGCCGACCAGGGTTTCCGGGACGGTGAAGCCCTGGGCGAGGTCGTACTTCCAGAACTTGAACTCCTGCTTGCCGACCGGTACGCGCGGCAGAACCTCGTCGGAGATCATCCGGCCGTTGCGGTAGGCGATGGCGATCGCCGTCAGTTCGGGATCGATGGGAAATGGTGCATTGCTCATGGAGCGCTCCTTCAGGCTACCGGCAGAACGGCCGGGGCGATGTAGACGGACCCGATATCACCCGCGACGCCGCTGAGTTCAGCGAAGCCGATGATCCAAGTGGTGGCGGCCGGCGGCAGAGTCGCGGCAACCGCTCGCCCCTGGGCGTCGGCCGTCAGCGCATCACCGCGAGTGACGTTGCCGCCGTACTCGACCGGCGCCAGGCCGGAACGGATGACGTCGAAGACCGCACCGTCGGCGGCGGGAATTTCGGTGCTGATGCCGATCAGCAGCGCAGTGCTACCGGCAGCCTGGGCGGCCAGGCCGTCCGAGCTGCCATGGATCACGATACGGCGGG